ACGCTCTTCCGATTTGTGGCTACCGGCGTCTTCGACTACATGGGTACCCCCGGTCCCGCCAGTGAAGATGTCCCAAGCCATGTCGCGGTCGAGCGCCGCAAGGATCAGGAGCGCCCCTAGGTCGGTCGCCCCCGTCAGAGAATGTGGTCGGTCGCCCCGACTGATGTTGCACACGAGATGCGCCGACCACACGTTCTCCAAACCCGGAGCACCGCCCCGAGCCAGCGGCACGATGTGGTCGAGCGATAGTGACTTCGGATGCGGGTGTCGCAGGGACGCGTCAATCGGCAGCCGGCACAGCGCACACCGCCAGTGGAACCGCTCAGCAACCCGAACAGCCTTACGACGACCGCGACCAACGTGGCGGAGCCGACGCTGTTCGATCGCCCGTGGCCTTGTCCGCCTCCGAATACGTCGGCACTCCAGAGAGCAGAGCGATACGCCGCTCCGATGACGATCGGCCGAACACGCCAATCCGCAGACAGCGCATGGACGATGTGACCGTTCGCGGGGTGTCGGCCGCCTCGCCTCGGCACGAGCAGCCCTCACACTCGGGAGCAACCGGCCGCATTTGTGAGGAAGCCTGACCGCACGTTGCCCACATTCAGGACAGAGCGCCCAATCGGCGCGAACAACGGCGTCGCGGCAAGCCAGCGAATGGAAGCGAGAGTGCTTGGACTGGCTCGTAAACGCCGTTCCACAATCGGGTGCCTCGCAGACGTGCTGATAGACCATCTTCATGGCGTCAGACCCCTCGTCTCCCGAGGACTGCGTTCCATGAGCGACACATCACCCGGAGCTGGGAGCGGTCGAGCAGCTTCGTCGGGATGCCCGCTTGTGCGCCATGGTCGACGGTGAGGTCGAACGAGGGGTGAGCGTCGTGCTCCGTCCCATCGCCAGGACACCACGGACCGTGCTCGCGGATCCAGTCTCCGATGATCCGCTTGGACAGCTTCCGCCACGCCGCGTCGTACTGCCGGTTGTGCCAGATCTGCTCCATCGCAGCGGCGCAGGCCGAGCAACGCGTGCCCTGTAGCACGATCTCCCCTGTCGGGCAGGGTGAATCGGGGCGCCCGAGACAAGGTCGACCGAGAGGCATCGGTCACTGGATCCAGCCGGTCACGCGGAAGAAGGCCACGAGCTGCGCGCCGGCGCTCGTGTGCCACGTGACCATGAAGCGGACGCCGACGGTCATCGGCAGCGCCGACAGAGTTGAGGCTGCTCAAGGTCACGGGTGAAGGGCGCGACCTCGGAGACCTCGAGCGGGATCGTGAATGCTCCGAGGCTTCCCGGCTCCATCCGTCGACCACAGCGCGTGATAGCCGCGTCCGCGATGACGGACTCGACGCGATGCCACTTGCCCTTGCGGCGGACCCAGGAGCCGACAGCGAGCGTCACCCGACGTTGACGTGGATGCCGAGCAAGAAGAGCACTGCGAGGATCACCAGCAGCGCGATCAGGAACCAGAGCCAGTTGGGCGCGTTCATTGTGAGTTACCTCCGTCTCGTTGCAGCGTCATCGCGGGAACAGCCCGTACGTGTCGTCACGCAGGTCCGGGACGAGCGCCAACAGCACCAGTCCGCAGCCGACGATGCCCATGACGCAGCAGTCGATGATGAGGGTGGTCATTCAGACGAAATCCCCGCAACCGGAGTCGTCGTGGACGTGGCGTCGGCGGAACAGGGCGAGCAGGCGCTTCATGGCGGCGTCAGCGTGACGGTCGGGTTGCCCGTGGCCGCTGCCTGGGTAGCGACCTTCTGCACCGTGGCCGGGGAGTACACGGCGAACCGGGTCACGATGCCGACGATGATCGGGATAGCCCAGCCACCCTGCGTCGGGTCGAGTGCCTGACCGATGGTCGTGCCGATGTCGGGGCTCAGGACGCCCTTGCCGACCAACGTCTGGATGACGGCCAGCACGACGGCTGCACCGATACCGACGATGACCGCCGGTTCACGTCCGAAGATACTCATGCGTGAACCTCCACAGGGACAGCCTTGACAAAGGGCAGGACGGTGTCGCGCAGGAGCTTGCCGCTGAGGAAGTGGGACTCGACGATGAGGGTGTGGTTTCCTTTGCGCGCGACTAGGACCACACGGCCCGGCTCAAGACTCTCGATGCCATAGCCGAGGTCGTCGGCCGCAGCACCTATCTCAGCGAGCCATTCGCTCTGCGTCATGCGTCCTCCTCTGTCGGGTCAGCGACCGACGGGTCTGTGGGCTCCTCTACGGACACAACCGACGGGTCCGTGATTGCGTCATCCGCCGAGCCATCGGCCCAGTCGTCGTCGTTCGGTGGTGTGACGTGGTCGGGGATGGCGCCTTCGGGGATGGTCGGAACCCCGTCCGGCACGTCTGCGCCGTTCGGTGTCTCGGTGGGCTCGAGGTCGTCAGTCATAGCGGCAAGCTCCTGTACGGCACAGCGGCATACGGCGTGTTGCCGAGGACGGTCGTGTAGGCCAGGTACTCGGCCTTGGCCTGCTTGCCGAGGATCACGTCGTATGGCGGCTTCTCGGTCCGACTCGGGCTGTTGTGGTTCGGCTCCTTGCGCCAGACGTGGTAGGCGACCATCTTCCCGGTCCGATCATCGAGGACCTGCCGGTAGCCGAGCATCAGGACGGCGTGGCGGATGCTTTCCGCGCCGGCGAGCTGGGTCTTACCGCCGTGGATGGCGAACGGTGCCTGTGCCCGGTGGCCCTGGTAGATGTAGCCCTTCCACTCGGGGGCGGTCCCGTAGCGCATCGCGTACATGACCGGCGCCCGGTTCGCGTAGGGCAGAAGATCCTCGAAGCTGAGGCCGAACCGGACCACGTAGGGCAGGTCGGTCACGTCGAAGAAGTGCTGGAGCTCGCGGCTGTTCATGCCTCGCGGCTGGCCCTTGGCGTTGCGGGCGAGGACCGGCATCCCCGCGAGCGAGTTGATCTCGTTGAGGGTGAGCTTCCGGCCGTTCCAGATGAGATACAGACTCTGGCAGATCGTGTGCGTGCAGGCGGTCGCGCCCTGCCAAACGTACGAGTCGTTGGCCTGTCCGAACTGCTGCACCTCGGGGTGAGCCAGCATCACGCGGATGGCTTTGGACAGTGGCGCTTTGCGTGCGCCGTAGTGGGTTCCCATCAGCGTGGCCTCCCCGTCATCTCGTTCCGCACATGGCGGGCCAGCTTCGACAGGTCGTCATACGCGGCCTTGTGACCGACGAACCGCTCGAAGGCGGCCATGCGTCGCAGTCGTGCCCATGCGGGCAGGTACTGGTCCTTGACGGCCTGGGCCTCGGTCTGCGCGGGGGTCATGCCGCCCTCCGGCGTTCGCGGTAATGGCTGTTCCACGGGCCAAGGCTGTTCCACTTCAGGCGCTGCGCGGAGTGCGGGAAGGCCAGCGCCTGCAATCGAGCGCACGGCTCGGACGCACAGATGCCGCCCTGTCGGACGTGGCAATGCTCGGGAGCGGCACGGCGCAGGGACTCGATGACGGTATCGGGGGTCACAGCCGGTCACCGGGGATCGTGAGCCAGCCGATTACCCGAAACGCACCCACGAGGTTGTCAACGCCGAGCTTGCGGTAGATCGAACCCATGTGGTTCTTCTCGGTCTGCTCGCTGATCCCGAGCCGCGCAGCGACCTCCTTGGACCCGGTCCCTTCGGCACGCAAACGAAGAAGCTGCCACTCGCGGGCCGAGAGTCGAACCAGCCGCGAAAGGTTCCCGCTCGCCGCATCGGCGCGAGGTCCGTCCGCTGTTCCATGACGGATCGCGGCGGCGGGGATGACAGTCGCGGCTGGTTGGCTCGTCATCACGGCGTCACTTGAGCCGATCGAGGATGAGCAGGGCCGACGCCACGATGCCGAACACCAAGCCCGCCGTGGCGATGAGATTCCGGCTGTCCGAAAAGACCGACCGCCGCGCGACCTGCTCTGTCCGGGTGTCCTTGATATCGGACGTATTGGAGTCGACCCGCAAGTCGAGCGCGTTCACGATACCGGTCAGCGTCGCGACCTCGCCATGCAGCTTGGCTTCGAGCGCCCGGTGCTCGGACTGGAACTCGGCCTTCGGGATGAACGTCACCCGCAGGTCCGACAGGGTTGCCCGCCACTCGTTGGCGTCGCGCTTGTAGTCGCGCAGTGATTCCGCGACCGCTTCGTGGACCGCCCGATGGGCCTCCCAACGTTCTTTCGCCAGCTCGGTGTGATCGTCCAGGCGTTGATGGACCGTGGCAAGCCGGTCGTCGAGATTGCCCCGCGTCACTACATCGGACAGGGGCGGATGGTCGGTCGCGCGTCGTGCCTGTCGCGGCATTCATGCAGACCTGCAACGGCACGGCGTCATGGGCGCGTGCTCTGGGTCCGGGGCTGCGGCGGCAGGTGGGGATCGGTCACGAGGAAGCCGGACACGACCGCGATGCCTGGGTCTGGGAGATGAACGGAACGCGCCGTCCAGCGGCTAGGTCTGCCCGACCAGCGGCTACGCCAGCAACGAACTCGGGGTCCGCATCCAGCGTTGCCCAGACCTTGGCGGCCTCACGCTCGCGAACGCGATCGACTCTGCCCGTGTAACCCCGATCAACGCCGTAGATGTGTTTCCACGGCTTGTTGCCCTTGCGGCGGCCGCGAGGTTCGCTCATGGGGTCGGCGTCACGACGGGCATAGACGGACCGGCGGCGCTGGAACGAACCACGACGGAATCGTAGCTGCGAGCGAGCGCCGTAGCAACCGTTCTAGCAACTATCTCAACTCACCAAGACTCACGTAGACGACGAGGACTCACGTCAACTCACGCTCAGTAACGGGTCCGTGAGGGGATCGGGTCTGTCCGCGTGCCGAATCCGGTATGCGGTACCAAGTTGCGAATCTGAGCACGAATCGAACAGAATCGCGGTTCGTAGCAACTATCGTAGCAACTATCCGCCTAGAGAATGGACCGGACGAAGTTGACAGCTCGTCAGTCTCCTGATCCCAGCATCAACGGCGGCATAGCACCCTCTCGGTAGGCCCCAGGCAACTGCGCCTCGGCCCAAGAACCCATGGTTTTCCCACCCGGCAGGACGAGGTATGCAAGAAGCGCCTCGGACACCGCGTCGGGGCCTTCGTCGGCCGCGAACTCTAGGGTGGCCTTGAGCCACAGAAGTCGGGCGCGCCATCGACGACGCCACTCCTTTTCGATCCGGTTGGTCCAGTCAACGTTGGTGCGGAACCGGGACCGGAGGTCTTCGATAGTCGGACGCAACACCTCGAACCTGTACGGCAGCCCGTGCAACGAGAACTGGATGGCGGCCCGGTCGGGGTCCTCGCCATAGGCAAAGTGCCGAACGCCATGCTTCGACAGGAGCGTCCGGATCTCGGCCTGAGATTGCTCGACACGCACCGACGTGCCCTCAGCGTATCGCGTGCTCACTAGCCCATCGCCTCCCCAAGCTTCTCTGCTGCCGATGCCATCGCAGCGATCCGAGTGTCTATCTCCGTTGGTTTGGCCTCCCGCCATACCTTCCGTCGCCTGTGGACGCCCATCACAACGGCGGCATCGCGTGCTAGCTCCAGCGACTCCGGCGACTCCGGCAGATAGGCCCAGCCTCCATTGAGCGGGACGTAGACCTGCACCGTTGCTTGGTCAACGCTACGAGTCGGTCCCTCGGAGGCGACTTCCCACTCAGACACCGACGCAGCGCCGTCCCAATCAAGGTCGTTGGTCCACGACACGCCCTGTGTGCCGTCCCCATCCGTGTAGGTGCTGCGAGTCCATTTGCCCTTGGCGGCTGCCATGGCGCGCTTGGGTGCATCAAAGATGCCCGACACTCCCCGATTTTCGTAGACGCCCGTTTCGAGGACGTACACCTTCATCCCATGGCCTCATCTAGCCCAGCCGCGGCCTTGTTCATCGCAGCCGGTGTCTTCCCGACATACCTCTGCGTGGTCGCCAAGTCCTTGTGCCCAACAATCCTTTGGATCGTCAGCAGGTCCACGCCCATGTCCAGGAGCACGGTGATGGTGCTCGCTCGGAGGTCGTGCCAGCGCATGTCCGGCAGCCCTGCCCGGTCGAGGGCCACCTTGAACCAGCGGTACAGCGTCTCAAGCGGCACCGAGTTACCGAGCGGGTCGCAGAACACGAAGCCGTTGGGCGCGTACACCTTGGCGGCTCGTTGCTCGGCGTCACGGATGTTTAGCCTTTCGACTAAGGCTTCCTTAACAAAGCCGGGCAAGGGCACGACGCGCGTCTCGCCGGTCTTGGTGCCGGTCAGGCGGTACGGCCCTTCCGCATTGTCTCGTAAAGCCGGAGCGATGTACCGCAGGCTCTTGGCGATAGTGACAAAGCCTTGGTCAATGTCCATGTCCTGCGTCCGCAGCCCCAACGCCTCGCCGCGACGGACGCCGAGGCCCAGCGAGACGACCAGGATCGGGGCGAACCGCTCGCCCTTGACGACCGCCATGAGCCGCCGCGCCTGCGCTCCGGTCAGGGTCACGGGTTCCCGGCGGGTGGCTTTCGGGTACGGGATGCCCGCTGTGGGGTCGTGCTCGATGCGCCGGTCCGCGACGGCTTGGCGCATGGCCGCCCTGAGCAACCGCAAGGCACCGCCACGGGTCGCCGCTGCGCCTTGCCAGCCGAGCATCCCGGAGCGGACCATCTGGGGCGTCAGGCGGTCCAGGGGCACGTTGCCGAAGGCAGGCTCGATGCGCTCGGTCAGGTGGGAGCGGTAGCGGGGCCACGTTCCGGGGCCGACCTCGACGGTCTCGAGCCAGGCGCTCACGTAGTCGCCCACGGTCTGGTCGGTCGGCACGAGGCCCCGAGCTCGCTTGGCGACTTCGCGGCGGCGGAGGTCATCGGCGGCCTGTCTTGACGACGCGGACAACCACGTCTCCCGGCGACGCCCCGACCCGTCGACGTAGGGCACCACCGCTACCCACGGGTTCTCCCGGTACCGTCGTTGGCCCGCCAGCCGATGACCCGCGGGGTACACGTCCTTGCGCTGGAACACGGAGCCCTCGCCGTGGCGGTGACGCTTCGGACGGTGCTTGCCGGTCGGGTTCATCGCGGACATCGTAGCCCTCCATGAGCGCGTAGACCGCTCCAGCGGGGATCCGGATGAGCCGCAGCCCCGTCACCCGCGGCAACCGGCCATCGCGCGCCATCGCGGCCACGGTGCTCACCGGGACACGGAGGAGTACGGCGACCTCCTGGCAGGTCAGGACGGAGGGCGAGGTCATCGGGGGACGCCCGATGTCGGGGTGAGAGCCCAGTCACGGAAGCCCATCGGATTACGGCGGTTCGCTCCGGGGAACTGCTCATTCGCCTCGGTCTGCCGCTGCACTTGAAAGTCGATGGGCAGCCCAGTTTCCTTCTGACCCCAGATCGAAATGGCTCGGTTGACGTACCGGACCTTGAGCCGGTCCTTCCACCAGCGGTCGAATACGGCGTCCGGGAGGATGCAGCGCAGGTCAACGTCCCGGAAGTCAGGCTTGGTCAGGACGGAGCCGACGAGGTACGTGGTGTGGTGGTCGAACACGACATCGACGAGCCGACACCATTCCTCCAGCCGCTCGAAGTCGGACACGAGTAGGTAGGACGACGATCGCAGCCCAGCCGCCTTCCTCGTCGTCATCCCCGTCCCGCCTCGAGCAAGACCCACGCCACGATGGACGCCACCGCCAGGAAGCCGAGACCGAGCAACGCCTTGGTGTACGGGTCGCCCTCGAGGGAGGCCGCCAGCAGGGGAAGGAGGTACGTCATGGCGCGGTGTCGGTCGGGGGCAAGGTCGGCGCGGGTCCGCCCGTCACAGTGACCCGCACGACGCCCTGCGACAACGGAGCCAGCCGGCCGAACACGCTCGGGGCCAGGTCGATGACCGTCGGCTCGCCGTGGCGCGGTCCGCAGGCGCAGAAGTCGGACACCACGGCCGTCGTGCAGGTGGTCGCGCAGACCCGGACACGGACCGGCGTGTCGCCCCAGCGATACCACGGAGCTGCCGCGTAGTCGCCCGTCTTGTGGGGATCGCGATACCACGACGCCCAGCCGTGGGCAGGGCTGGTCACGAGCGAGATGCTGAGTAGCCAGGAGGCGAGGATGGTCACGCCGTCTCCGGATGCCTATCCCGCCACGCTTGGGCGTGACGCTCACCGGCCACCCGTTGGCGGCGCTCCTCAAAGGTCTCAGGAATCTCGGTAGCTGCTCGTGGCACGGTCTGTCCGAGCGGGTCGGCGGGGGACGACCTCCACGGATGAGTCCGACCAGGACCGAGCTTCGTTCCCTTGGCTACGCCACGCGCTTTGCTCCGCGCCTCGCGCCACTCCTTGATGTCCGCCGGGAGCGTCCCGTAACGGTCAAGCAGCTTGATGCGCTGCGTCGCTCGGCTCTGGGCAAGACCGACCGCACGCTCCGCATCCGCCACGGAGATGGTCGGGTCCGCTCGGATGACCGCAAAGAGGGCTTCGTCCTCCGGGGAGGGCTGAACCGGCTCAATGGTTGACGGGCTATCCTCGTCTACTTTTGGATCCTCAACCTGAACGGAATGCTTGACCGGACTTGACGCCACTGTGACCGGAGCGTCCGTAACTAGACGGCCGGTGGCCTCTATGTCGGTCTGTTTTACATCGATTAATGGAGCGGCGGCGCGGTCCGCAGCACGGAGAGTCCGCACGCGCGCCTTGACGACGTAGCCGAGTGCCGTCCAGAGCGTGTCTACTTGGTAGCCTTCCAAGAGCGCGAGGTCGCCATATGTGATGACGAACAGGACATCGCCTCGCTCCGTCATCCCGTCACCAGCCACACGTCAGCGGGCGGAAGGCCGTCATCGCCTTCGGGTGGGTATGGCCGTGTCTGTCGTTCCGGCCAGAGAGCATCCACAGCCAGGAGGACGGCTGCGACGAGCCCTGCCACGGCGACGAGGATGAGACCGGTCACGAGCCAGGCGATGGCGTCGGGATGACGGCGCGCGCGGGTCATCGCGCCTGCTCCGGGTCACGCCGATCCTTGCCGCTACGACGGTCATGCGGAACGAAGTCGTGGTTCGGTTCAGCACGAGTCCATCGTCCGCGGTGAACGTCGTGGTCCGCTTTGGCTCCGCACGGCAACCCGCTATCGAAGACGAACGCGCACGGCGCAGCCCGAAGCAACTCGACAGGCGCGCTCACGATCCCGCCTCCCCGTCCGGCTCCGGTGTCGGGGACTCGGCGGCGCGGATACTCACTCGTTCGTTCCACGTGAAAAACGCCACATGAAGGTAGCCCGTCTCCCCGCAGAGGCGGCACACATTGCGAAACTCGTGGTTAGCATCCGGGTGCGGTGCCACGTCCAGCCCAGAGGTCGCGTCTCGGATGGCGGAGAGCAGCTTCCCGACATCGGAGTGCCAGATGAGTCGGTCCGTAGTCGGTTCGTCCCCGTCAGCCCTGACTTCGGCTATCTCGTCACCTTCGAGCCGCCACCGCTCGCGAATGTCCTCTAGGTCCGCCGCATCCACGGTGTCCGCTGTCGGTCGTGGGGCGAGGGCGGACATCAGCTTGCGATTGATAGCGACTTGCAAGACGCGGTCCGCATTGAGACGACCCATGCCGAGGTCTTGGAACATGTCGCGCCATGCCTCGATGTCGTGGTCGCCGGTTGTCAGCGGGTCGGAGGCGGTCATGGCTTCGTCTCGGAGAGGGCGGCGACAAGACCGCGCGTCATGTTCGGGGCCCAGACAAGGCACATTCCGCCGAACCGATGCTTTACCCCGCCACAGACGACTCGATGCAACTCAGCCTGCACGATCGGCACGTTCAGCAGCGCCGCCTCACGTCGCGCGGTCCCTGCGGCGGCTTCCTGCTCGATGGCGAGGGCTTCCAGCGCCGTCCTGATCGCATCGACGGCCGCTCGGACCGTCGAGACTTTCAGCCCGCCCGGACCGTCCCGCCCTTGGTAATACGAGTCCTCCAAGTGCTCTAGTGCGGCCAGCCCGTTCGCGGCCCATTCCTCGCGGGTCGGCGCCTCTGTCGTGGGTTCAGCGGCTACGTCGTCAGTCATGGGGATCACCTCGTTCCAGCAACGGCCATTCCTCGCCGCGGGCTTCGATCCGAGCTCGCTCACGTGCTCGACCAGCGCCCTTTCGGTAGCTCGGCTTGACCGGCGGAACGTCCGTCACGTGCGCCCATGTCCGGCCCACAGCGGCGTTGTAGATGACGGCTCGGTCAACCCCGAACACGCCTGCCAGGAGGGTCAGTGACTCAGCCGGGTATCGACGGCGGATCGCCCGCACGGCATCGTCGGTCAGCTTCGAGAGGCTGTGCCTCGCGCCTCTTTGGACCGTTTCGGGATGGATGCGCGTGCCGTGGCGGTCGCCTCGGGCAACGCGCTCGGGATGCAGGATCGAGCCGTTGCGGCCGCGGACCCGCATGTCTCGCATGTTGTCTTGATGGGTTCCGGCGTAGAGGTGACTCGGCCGAACACAAGGTGGGTTGTCGCAGCGATGAAGGACGAACAGACCGTCCGGGATCGGCTCGACGTAGAGCCTGTATGCCGTCCTATGGGCGTACAGCCCGTTGCCATGTCGCCCATAGCCGTTCGTGGAGAGCGCGCCCGTCCAGACCCAACACCCATCGCTGACCGCGACGTGGCTCATAAACTCAGCGGGATCCATCGGTGGTCCCCTTCTCGATAAGCGGCCACTCGTCGCCCCGCTCCACGACGCGAGCCTTGCAAGCGTCGGAGTCGACGCAGCGGTCCACGTTCCCGAAGGGCAGCACGACCGACTTCCAGGCGACGAGGGCGGGGCGGACTCGGGTGTGTTCACCGCACAGCTCGCAGGTGCCGATGACGATTGTCACGCGGAACGCCCACATCGAGGACACGGCTCGGCGGCCCGAATAGCGATCAGGGTTCCGGCGGCCCCATAGACAGCGTCCAGTCGCGCGACAAGGTCATCGCTCGCTCTCTGGCGGCCATGCTCCAAGTGCGACAGGTAGGTGAAAGCGACGCCGACTTCACCGGCGACATCTCGCAGGGTTCGGTCCGCTCTGACACGCGCCTCCCGGAGGGCAGCGGGCAAGCCCGGAGGCAGGTCGCGGACTCGGGTCGTCACGACGCTAGGTCCTTCCGCTGACGCTGGTAGTCGATCTCGGACAGACGGCCCGCCCGGAACTCCTCGCTCAGATGCTCAAGCGCGCGTCGTCGTTCTTCGTCCTTTCGCTCTTGAGCCGTGAGCTTCGCGCGCCCGCTTGGAGGAACGGACGGACGGACGGTAGGAACGGAAGGAGCGGACGGTGGCCGCGGTACATCGCGCAGACCGCGCGGTGACCGCGCGGTTACATCGGAGTCTCCGCGCGGTTCGGAACGCCGATTCTCGTTCGCCCGACGCCATCGTTCTCGGGACTGCTCCCGGCGCTCGTACGCGGGCGTCCACCACCCGTCCCATGCACGCCGGGGCGGAAGGCCATTACGGTCGATCAATCGCACCTGAATCATCGACGTGACGACATCAGCATCGAACGGGATCAGTGTCGGCCACGCTTCGGTGACGCTGACCCGGCGACCGGCCTTCCACGATTCGCCCAACATGGCGACGTAGGCCAGGAATGCAGCGGGCACGTGCTCCGGGTGCTCCCGGTGCAACAGTCGGAACTTCGGATCGTGGACGATGCTGGTGGATACGTCCATGACCGGGAATCCATCGTCTCGGCTCATCGAGCTACTACCTCGTGAGATGCAACGACGCTCGCACCTCGGGTAGTAGCCGAGACACGAGCGTCGTTCGGAATGCTATTCGATTGGACGCTACTACCGTCTCGTTCATTATCGCAGGTCGCGCGCGCGCGCGCGAGGCTGACGGGCGTCATGCCGCGATCCTTGGCCGGCCGATACCGTCGCGGACGGGCCGGTCGAGATTGGCGGCGTAGCGGGATCGCGTCCGCTCCAGACACACGAGCCGGTTGCGTTCGTAGTACCGCTTCTGTGCCTCGCGCTGGCGGGCGCGGAGCTTGTCACCGAGGACGGGGTCGCGACGCAGCGCGGCCTTTCGCTCCCGGTCTCGTCTCCGTTTGGTCGCCGTGTCCACAGTCGAGCCGTGAGTCGTCGGCCGGGTCGGAATGGGCCGTCCGTTCTCTCGATCGGCCCGACAGGCGCGGCACGTCACGTACCGGCCACCTTCGTAGAACTCGGTCACATCCGGCCACCACTCGCAGCACACCCGACAGCGCCGCACGGGTCCGAGGATCGCGTCTGTCCGGGTCATCCGAACGCGACCATCTGCACGGCTTCCGGGATCAGGACGTACTTCGCGAAATGCTTGCCCGATGGGGTGGAGACCGTCTCGGTGTCTATCGGATAGCCCGCGTCTCGGAGTTCCCAGATGCGTGCGCCGAGCCGGTAGCAGCCGAGCTCGTTCAGTGCTTGCATCGGCGTGATGGAGCCGTGTCGCTGGAGGTAGGTGAGCACGTCGCGGGTGGCCGGCTTCATGCCGCTCGCCATCCGACCGTATCCTTGGTGGTTACGTGAGCCGGTCCACACCCAGCATTCGCCGGTCTTGTCGACCTTGGCCCAGAACCGTTCCGCCAGAGCCTTAGGATGACGCGGGTAGACGCCTATCGGCATCGTTGACCTCCCGGAGATAGTCCCGCATGGCTTGACGGTTCGTCTTGTGAGTCGCCCACACGTACCCGCCCCTCATGCCTTCCTCGGTATGTCCGGAGCAGAGGGTCACGAGATGGGCAGGATCGGACTTCGCCCGCCGACCCATCCGACCGCCGCCGTCCTGGACGTGCTCCAGCCTGTTACGGCCAGAGCAATCCATGAACGACCCACCGAGCCGGGGCGCGACGCAACCGCCGTCCCTGTTGAGGACGAACACGGCGACGGCGGTGGTCACCTTGTCGCGCATCAGAAGTCGAGGTCCGAGAGGTCGTCGTCCTTAGGCCACAGGGCCTCGGCCGCTGCCTCATCAGCGGGCAGGATCCAGTCCGGTGTGACGAGCCGGGTCAGGGTCAGCCGCTGGAACCCCACGTCGTGCTTCTTGGCCCCGGACCCGACCGTCATGGTTTCGTTGCTCACCGCGCCGAAACACTGGACGCGCTGGCCGATGATGTCGGGGATGAGCGGGGCGAGAACATCGGCCAGCGCATTCCACGCGACCACCTGCACGCGCTGACGGCCCTCGCCGATGACGAACCCCACCGCCGGACCCTCAGCGCCTTCCCGATACTCACCGTCGACCGGGGCCATCGAACCGAGCGAGGCGATCCCGAACAGCCCCCCATCGAACCGCTCGATAGCCGGTGGGGCGGGCGGAGCCTCGTCACGGGGCTGGTCTTCCACGTCCTGCGTGAACAGGCCCGACGCCGCGGTGGCCCGGAGAGTCGCGTCTACGAACGCGCGTTTCTCCGCCATCTTGAGCAGCGTCGTGTCGAGGTCCCAGGGGTCGGGGTTCTCCACGTCCCCGACCGCCTGAGCCTCGATCTCGGCCGTGCCGTCCGGCCACTTGGCGTCACACCCGTCCTTCTTCTTCCAGCAGACCCAGCCGCCGCCGTACTCGGCCTTGCCCTTGATGATGGTCCCGACCTTCCCGCAGGCCGGACAGGTCCGCTCACCACGGCGGTAGCGATGCTTGCGCTCCCATGAGTTGGCCGAGCCGTATCCGACCGCGACCACCAGCCCCGACAGCGAGCCGAGGTACAGGTCGCAGCGGGTCTGATAGGACAGGGCGGGCGCGGCGATGCCGTCGCCTACGATGCGCTCGGGCATGAAGTCGGCCGCGAGTCCGTACGCTTGGCACAGTTTCTCGGCGCCCGGCTTGAGCAGCGTCGGCTTGGGGGTTCCCGGGATCGTCCCGTAGTCCACGTCGAGGACCATGAGCGCCTTCTGCATCCGGGCGACCCGAGTCCGCATCGTGTCGAGGGCGGTCAGTCGTCGCTCGAACTCCTCATCCGAGAGACCCGCGAGGGCGAGCGGCCCGGTGGCCGTCATCCCGGGATCGGGAACGACCGCGAGCGCACGCTGCGGTTCGACTTCGACCGCCTCGCCTTCGATGATCTCGGTCGTCATTTCGTCACCACCAACGTCTTGCACGAGAGGTTCCGGCAGATGAGGTACGGGCCGACGGGGTAGGCAACGTGAGTGCACGGCGGGTCCGGCCTCACTTGCAGCCGTGCCACGCGGCCCATGAGTCGGACCACATCCATCGTCGTGAACATGGGCACCAACCCGGAGCGCGGCATCACGACGCCACCGCCTGAGTGCTCAGCCAGTCCAGCGCGAACCGGACAGCGGCGATGCCGTCCCGGCCCCGGCGGTCCTCACGCATGAGCAGGTCGCCGCCGCGGTTCACCCAGACGATGACCGCGGAACGATTCGCCTTGACCGACACGCCGATCGTGTAGCCGACGGGGATCTCGTCCTCGAGAGTCGCGATCTCAGCGGGTCCGAACAGCCCCCGCGCCCACGGGGACGACAGGCCGAGGATGCCGTGAGGCGCGGCAGTGCGCTCGGGCATCGTCTCAGGGTAGCGTCGGAGCAGTCCGCCCCGGTGTCGAGGGCAGCCCGCGTGCTCGGTGCCGGTGTGGTCGGTCCAGGTGGACAGCCCGACGGTCTGTGAACAGCGGCGCATCTCGCCTTGGTGCCAGAACCGGCCTTCGCAACTGGTCATCTGTGTCTCCTAGTGCCTAGTGCCTAGACCGGGGCGACGGCTAGGCATCCGCCGCCCCGGTATTTGGTCTGGGCTAAAACAGCCCGAGGGTGTCGGAGTGGACGCCCGCCGCCGGGGGGACAGCGGCGGGCATCACGAGGGGAGGTGGGGTGCCACTCGCTGCGTCTTCCGAGCCGACGAACGGCGCCCCGCGAAGAGTCCCGGCCGAAGCCACCGGCACATCAGTCCGGCTGGTGGCGTCCCTCTCGGCAGGGGACACCGACTGTCGGGGCTCTTCGCGCGGAGTCGCGGCGGCGTACGCACCAGCGGCGCGCGGCGTCTCATGGATGGGTCCGATGTAGTGGCGGTCGATGCCGGTCTCGGTGGCGTAGACCCGGTAGCCGGTACCGACGTGCGCGACCATGTACTGGGTCATCGGATGCTCGCGATCAGTGCGACGACCACGATCCCGGCGAACGCAAGGGCTGCCTGCACCCGCTCACGGCGTCGGCGGTGGGCCCAGCCGGAGGGGTTCATGCGTCCGGGCCTTCGAGATAGAAGATGGCCGGGGCGTTCCAGCCAACGTCGTGACCGGCGTCGAACGCTTCAACGAAGGCGCGCGCGCCAGCGCTCAGCGGATAGCCGCAGATTTGATCGGTGGGATACCACCGAGAGTCCCAGACCTCAGCGTGCGGAAGTCCACGGCGATGCAGGGCAAGGGCTAGAGGGCAGGCCGCGACCTCGCCGCGCCGGCCTTCCGCGATGTCCTCGGCCGTCACCACGACCCGGATGCGCCGCGTCATCGCTCAGGACCGGCGATGAACTCCCAGACGGCGGTGATGCCGAGGGCGAGCAGGACGAAGCCGAGGCACAGCAGGGCGAGCAGGGTGGGGGTCACGACGCTTCCTCGACATGGACCGGCCAGATGCCGGGACCGGGGTGGGTCATCGTTGCCGGGTCGTCTCGAACGAAGATCCCGGAACAGGTCGGCTTGCCGCAGTAGCAGCACGCTTGCGGGTCGCCTGTGCCCTTTTGGGGGGAGGGCGACTCGGGCCGCTGTTCGTCCCAGCAGTCGTCACAGATCGCGTGCGTCCAGTTGCTCACGACGCCCTCGCCCAGCGCAGCCCGTGACGGGGCAGGACGGTGATGACGTAGCAGTCGTCGTGGTCGACGAACCGCGGGCCGCCTTCGAGGACAGCCACGGCGAGCCGGTCATTGCGAGCACGGGCTAGCCGCTGGAGGCGGGCTGGGCGTTCGGCGTGACGACGCAGGGCGGCGATGGATTCGGGCTTGGTGTTCATGATGGGTCCCCCTGCCGGATCAACCGGCCGCTCAGATGGTCGAGACGGCCTGACGCTTCGATGGCCAGGTCGTCGCGCTCGTGGAGGACCGCTCGGTACACGAGCCGGCCCAGATGGCGCAGCTCGAGGCCGAGCTGGTGGCGTTCGGCGTGGAACGCGACGAGCTCCATGCGGAGGTCGTCGGCCTCGGTCCGGCGATCGGGCTTGCGAGGAGACACGATCGCCATCACGCGACCTCCTGCCCGTCAGCGGGCTGGCCCGTCGTGACGGTCACGGTTGGGATGGTGCCGAAGGTTGCCAACGCTGCGAGGTAGCGCTTCTCGGCCTTGGCGGGCACCCGGAGGGCGGTCTCCCAGCGGCTGACCGATGAAGCCGGAACGTCGATCCGTGTGGCGAGGTCGCCCACGGAGACGTTCATCGCGGTGCGTCGGAGGCGAAGATCGGTGCCAGTACTCATCAGGTGGCGAAGGTACGGCACGTTGCGGCAGTTTGTCAAGCGTTTCCGCACAAAGTTGCCGAAAGTTACACGGCTTGTAGTACGTTCCGCGGCGAGATGCCGACTCCGCTCAACCAAAAACCGCCGATGGCAGCGTGGATCGTTCGGGAGCGCAAGCGCCTGAAGCTGAAGCCGCGCGACCTGGTCGAGCGCCTGGCCGCTCAGGGGCTGGTCGTCACCGAGGCAACGGTCAAGGTCTGGGAGGCGAATGGCGACCGGCGACCGGCCCCGGAGAACATCGAGGGGCTGGAGCGTATCTTCGAATCCGGCGCGCCCTCAGCGGAGTCGGCCTCAACGTTCGGCCAGAGCGATATGGTCGCCGCGATGGATCGCCAGACCGCGGCCATCGATCGGCAGACCGATATGCTGGAGCGGGTGCTGACAGCCCTCGGCGTCAGCCCGCCCGACCCTCGAGTAGCTGAGGCTCAGGCTGACTGGACGGGAGCTGAACGGCGACTGGCCGAGGAGAAAGCTGGAACCAGCTCGCTACCCCGATCACCCGGCCACGAGCGTCGAACCGGGGCCCCAGGATCAGAGTCCCGAGAGGTCGATCGAGCGTAACGATGGCGCCCGAGCGGAACGCCTCGTCCATCGCTACCTGGACCGGCATCCAGCGGTCCTCAGGGAAGGTCTCCCTGACCGGCACACCGCGGCCGTCACGTCCCGCGAACGCGATCGCCTCCTCGTTGGCGTACTCCATGACGTGGTACGGCCCACGGAACAGGACCACAGCGGGCATTGGGCAGCCCTCCGGTCGTCTCGTCGCTGAGCCGGCCGCGAGACGCTCGGCCGGGGTGCTCGATGATGAGCACCAGATGATGGCGGCCCGTCGCGTCAGCTCTATGTCACGCCGAACGCGGCGGGAGATGAGACGCGAGCCTACGCCGATTGTTGCGACTGGCGCAACCGACAAAGTTAGATGGACTTGATGGCGCCGCCGGAGGTCATCACCACGGACCGGGACGTCGCGTTCGTGACACATGCCGCGCTCTCGCGGTCCGGCTACGCAGCCATCGAAGGAGCCGCCGCCGGTCGCCCTGGTCGTCTCCTATTCGCGCTGGCCTGCCTGGTTCCGGCGCTGTTCTTGGGTGTTCCCGGAACGGGCGACATGGGGATCTGGGCGCAGTGGATGGCCGACGTCGACCGACTCGGGTTCGTCGGTGGTTACGCGGCGATCGCCGATGTGCAGCCACCGCTCAACAGCGTCTTCCTCGGCGTCGTTTCGTGGCTGAGCCACGGGCTCGGGTTCGACCCGCTGCTCGGGGTCAAGGTGTCGACCCTGCTCGCCCTCTATCTCACCGGCGCTCTCGTCGCCTACGGCTTCCGGAGCTGGCTTGCCGGCGCGGTGGTGGTCCTCGTGTTCACCGTGAATGTCGGGCTCGGGTACCTCGACATCTGGTACGCGCCGTTCCTCGTGCTCGCCCTGCTGTCCCTCCGGAGCGGACGTGTCGCGTGGTTCGCGTTCTGGTTCGCGATCGCGGCGATGGTCAAGGCGCAGCCGCTCATCCTCGCGCCGTTCCTCGTCGTGTGCGCCCTGCAACAGCCGGTGATGAGACCTGACGGTCGTCTTTCATGGCGCCGGATCCTGTCGCAGCTCGTCGCGCCCGGCGGGGTGGTCCTCGTGCCGCTCGCCGTGCTCTATGCGCCCTCGATGGTGGCGGCGATGGGCTACGCGGCCAGCGGCCACTATCTCAACGGTCACGCCTTCAACCTGGCGATGCTGCTCAACTACGTCGCCAACGTGGCGGCGCCAGACGGGATCGGAGCGCCCGGGCTGACCGATGGGATGCTGACCCTCATCCCTCCCGAGCCGCTCGGTGGACTGTTGCGGATCCTGTTCGCCGCCGTCTATGGGCTGGTCCTCGTGACCTACATCCGCCGGCGCGATCCATCGTTCCGGACCCTGCTCGAGTTCTCGGCGCTCGGCTTCCTGTGCTACTTCGCCCTCAACTCGGGCGTGCACGAGAACCACCTGTTCGTCTTCGTGCTGCTGCTCGGGCTGCTGGCTGTCGAAGGACCGGCCTACCGCCCGTGGTTCGTCGTGTTCGCGATCCTGTCAATCGTCAACCTGCTGCTGTTCTACGGGCTGACCGGGACCGGGCCGGGCTTCGTTCGGACGGTCGGCGGGCTGGACGTGGCGGTCCCGCTGGCCGCGGTCATGCTGGGGTGCGCCGCGGGCTTCTTCGTCCGGGTCCTACACCGACCAGACTTCCATGATGCCAGGTCCCCAGTAGGCCGACGTGTTCGCGTTGTCCTTGATGAGGATGCGGCCGTTCTGTCCGCCCGTCCCGTCGGTCCCGTGTGACCACTTGTACGTGTGACTCCCGGCGCTGATCCCGGTCAGGTAGATGGGGACGTAGATGTAGCCCTGACCGCCACCGCGGACGACCGTCACCACGGCGAGGTTCGTCGTCGACTCACGCAGGCCCCAGTGGTAGAAGTCCGCCGTGGCGAGGTCCCCCCACGCTGAGAGCACGACGCGGACGTTGCCGGACGCGGGGGCGGTGAACGTCACCGCCATGTTGGTCGCATCGACGTCGGCCATCGTCGAGCTCGAGGTCGAGTAGACGGTCTGGGTGGACGGCGCGTAGACGTGAGACGCGAGCATGCCGCTGGCACCGGCGGGTGTCTGCCACGAGATGTCCGTGCCGTCGCTCGACAGCACCTTGCCGCTCGAGCCGATGGCCAGCCGCGCAGTCACGTTCGAGGCGTTGCGCACAATGATGTCGCCGCGCGTCGTCATCGGGTCGGCGAGGCCAGAGCTGATCGTCGCGAACGTCGCCCACGACGAACCGTCGGACTGTGTGATGGCGCCCGTGTCGGTCGCCGAGTAGATCGTCCCGCCGGCGACGGCGTTGGCCGCGGGCCGTGACGCTGCAACACCGTGGAGGAGCGTGCCGAGGAGGGTCGCGCTGACCGTCATCGCTTGCTCCCCTTCGGGACGAAGCCCTGACAGCGGCTATCGGGATGGGCCTTAGGATCGAGGCTCACCGTCTGCCGGCACTTCGAGCAGGGGTTGTGCCACTTGAGCGCGTGGCCGCAGTTGCCGCACGGGCTATCGGGGGTCATCACTACACCTCAGCCATGATCGGGTTGCCGCTCGTGTCGGTCAGCACGAGGTAGTTGCCGGTGCCGGGATCGAGGACCATGACCGGAGCCCAGATCAGGGCCGAGTTCCGCCAGACCGACCCGTCGAAACGGAGTCGGTCGCCCGCAGCGGGCGTCGTCAGGGTCACATCCGTCAGGTCGTCGAGGGCGGCTGCGACGCTGGCCCACTTCAAGCCGAGCGTCTGCGCCGAGTCGGCGGTGAGGACCTGCCCGTTGGTCCCGATCGGGACGCGCGCGTCCACCGTGGAGTGGCCCAGCAGGTCGCCCTTCGTCGTGAGCGGGGTACTCGCCGCCCCAGCCTGGTGCGCGTGGTCGGCTCGCGCCCAGTAGTGGGAGGTCCCGGCCACGTTCGAGCCGCCAACGCTCGACGGCGTCACGCTGACAGACGGGTCCACGATGACCGCGGCCGTGGGCAGGTTCACCGTGCCGTTGTTGCGGTTCCGGTTGTTCTCATAGAGGACGCGGGTGAAGCCCGAGTCCACATCCACGCAGTCGTCGGACATGAACTCGTTGTCGGCGATCGTCAACCCGTCGCCGTTCGTCGCGACGATGTGATAACCCGTTCCCGTGTAGCTCGACTTGACGAACGTGTTCGATTGGATCCGGGTCGCGAAGACGTCCTGCGTCGGGCCGAGCTCGATGTCCGTCGCACCGTCGACCTGCTCGAAGTACATGCCGAGGATGAGCGTGCCGGCGGTCTTCTGACCCGTGCCGCTCAGGCCATCGACCGAGATCCCGATGTCGTTGTCCTCAGAGGACCCACCGATGAACCGGAGCGACATCGGACCGCCGGTCGCGAGGATGCCGTAGCTGTTCGAGGCCGCTCGGCAGTCGCGCCAGGTGAAGTTGTTGACGTCGCCGCCAAGCAAGACGCCCGCTCGCTGGGCGCTGTCAAAGAAGCTGTCCTGAACGCTGCTGTAGTACACGGCCTCGCCCGGAGTGCCATCGGTGACCAGCCACAGGCCGTCGTAGAAGCCCTGGATCAGGCAGTTGCGGATGCGCACGCTCTGGATCGACTGGATGGCGGCGCTCGAGGTCTCACCCGCGCCGATGGCACCCGTGATCTGGAGACCATCGAGCACGAGCCCGCCGACGGAGTTGACGATCGCGGTCGTGTTGGCCGTGTCCATCACGATCTTCGTGTACTGCCCGATGAACGAGCCGCCGCCCTTGAGCACCATCTGGTGGGGAATGACCAGCGAGTCCGTGATCTTGTAGTAGCCGCCGGGGGGCAGTGGCAGGTAGCAGACCCCTCCGACAGGCGTGGCATCCAAGGCCGCCTGGATCGCGACCGTGTCGTCCGTCGTGCCGTCGCCAGTGGCGCCGTAGGTCGGGTCGGTGACGAACACCCAGTCGAGCGCGGGGATATAGGGGTGCAGCTCCGGCTGCCACGTGCCGTCGTCGTGGAGGATGTTGTCGCCCGAGAGGTCCGCGCCCGACCCGAGCTGCTGCGGATCGATGTGCCGCCAGACCTCGTCGGGATCGGCGATCGGATCGTTCGTGGCCCCTGTGGCCGGACCGGCGGCCACGAGGTAGGTGATGATCGCCCGTTCGCCGAGGGCCAGCGGTGGGAGCGTGAACGTTCCCGCGTCCGCGTCGACTTGACCGACGATGACGCTCGGTCCTGTGACATCCGCCTGAAGCGTGCCCGCGACGTACGGCTGGTTGGTCGTCCAGGCGGTCGTCGTGCCGTCGCCGATGATGACTTCGGTGACGCGCTGGCCCGGGTTCGGTTCGTTGAGGACGACCCCGGTCTCGGTCGTGCCGGTGACCTCGAGGCACTCGGGGCCGCCGACACCGCCGACACCGTACGGGACCGTCGGGTCGGCGCCGCCCGTCGTGTCGGTATGGATCTGGATCAGTTGGCCGGCGTAGACCGGGATGTCGGTCGCGGTCGCCTCGAGCGTGCCTGTGAAAGCGCCGGAGCCGACGAACGTCGCGGTGGATTCGTCGAAGGCGATCGTGATGCCGCTCTTGACGATGGTCATCCGGACCGTGACGGTGGTGTCGGTGTAGACCCCGATGAACGATTCCTTGGCATGGATCGTCAGGACGCCGCGCTTCAGGACCTGGATCGCGGTCTGGCGTGTGCCGTGGGCGTTGGTCAGGGCGACGTACTGGAGCCCGCCGACGAGAGGGTCCGTCGGGTGGCCTGCGTCTGGCACATCGCCGGTCGCGCGAAACACGTTGAGGTTCGGGAACCCGAAGTCCGTATTGCTCTCGGGCGTGTACAGGATCGCGTGGGCCGCCTCCGTCTCCATGTCGGGGACGAACGGCGCGACGGGTGGCGGTCGCGTGGTGACCGGCGGCTTGCGTCGTGTCCGGATCGGGTAGCCCATCTCGAGGTCAGCGAAGAACTGGTCGGGGTGGCGGTAGCGCACCGTCATGGCCGCAATGCGCTGCGTCGAGCTACTGAGGCCCCAGACGTGGTCGGTCACGTTCATCAGCGACCCGACGGGCATGTCCTCGAGCTGCTCAGCGGTCAGTGGACCGATGGTGCCTTCGTACGTGATCCGCTCGGCCTTGTGCTCGGCCAATGTCGTATTCGCGATGATCTGGAGCTGCGCTACCGTCGCGTCCGGTTCGTCGACGATGCCCTCGTGGCGCATCCCATCGGCGTCATGGCGAGACGCAGCGGTGGCGTCGGTCGCATCCCGCGTCTGACCCCGCCCGTTGCGGGCGATGACCTTGACTCGCAGATCCATCGGGTCCTTGCTGCGCCTGGGCGGTGAGGCCGACAGCAGCGGGAACGAGGCGATGTAGTCCTCGCCTGTCGTGACGACCGCGATGCCTGCGATGATCCCTTCGGTGTAGAGGTGCCAGTGGATGCGGCGGTGCTCGATGAACAGCGTTTTGCCAGTGAGCTTGCCGAGGTCGTCCTGGAGTTCGCTGAACAGGGTCTCGGTCACGTACTGCTTGGCCGGGACCGTGACGACGTTGGTGTTCAGGATCCACGTCGTATCGAGCGACAGATGCCCGAGGAAGGTGGACACGAAGGCGAGCATCCGGGCGCGGTCGGTCTCCGCGGGTCGGTTCCAGACCGCCGCGTAGCCGTCAAGCAGGGCGTTGTCGTCGCCGATGTGGTGCCAGTGGACCAGCCGGTCGCTCGGGATGCCGTCGCGGTCCCTGTCGACCCCACCCACGAAGCCATCGAACACCGTGGACGCGCCGACTTCGGCGAGGAACTGCTGACCGGAATACGGCTCCTGTGTCCCGGCGTCGTCGGGGATGGGGACGGAGCCGATGCCGACTTCGCCCTTGTCAGCGACGAAGCGGAAGCTGAGCTGGTCGAGTTCCTCGGGCGTGTAGCTGGCTGAGCGATCGACACCCGCGATCGTGATGTCCACTAGATGATCCGGCCCGGCACGTACCTGAGCCCACCAGCGGCGACACGCTGACCGTTCAGCAGGACCGTGAAGGGCACCGGCTGAGGCGCGATCAGGGTCCAGTGGGTCTTCTGGGAACGGATCGCCGCGATGATGCCGGCCTTCTCCGAACGTGTATCGCCGGACAGGATCGCCAACTTGGTGTTCGTAGCCGCCGAGTGGCGACTACCGGCCGCCTCGGACCGGCGCACTGCTAGCGCGGTGGCGTTGGCCGCGTTGCGGATGGCGTCGGCCTTGTGCGACGCGATGCTCTCCGCACGCTCGGTGACGTGGACGTTCGATGCCGCCAACTGGCCCTCGGCGCGCTGGATGGCGTTCTTGAGCGTCTGCTCCTGGGCTCGGACCGAATCCCGGACACCGTCGATGTTGAACTGGAAGGCCGCACCCTCGGCGGAGAAAGAGTTTGTGAGCTCCTTGTCATAGGCGAGGATGCCCGCGAGGCTGGTCTTCATCTGTTCGAGCGTTGCGGAACCGGCAAAGCCGGTCGTCTGCCCGGTGAGTCCCGCCTCCTGTTGCTTATTGGCCGCGGACTGTTCGTCGAGGATGCCCTTGAGCTCCGCGAACACCCCGATCGCGGCACCGACGAGGAAGACCTTGCCGACGGCGCCGACGACCTTCCCGAGCTTGCTGCCGCCACCGGTCGACGCGCCGCCGCCGAGTCCACCCGAGACATCGGCCACATACAACGGATTGGCCGGTGTCTCGCCCTTCTGGAAGGCGATCTTGAGCAGCCCACCCGCGCCCTTGGCGATGTCCAGGGGGCCGATGCCCGTGATCTTCTTGAGTGCGATGGCCCCGACCGCGAGCGCTTGCACCTCGGGCGGCAGGCTCGCGAACAGCTTGACCGCAGTGGACACGGCTCCGGCCGCAGTCGTCATCAAGTTCGCCGCGGTCCGCAGGTTGCTCTCGGTGAAGATCGACGCGATCGCGTTGCCGAGCGCCTCGGCCTGGCCGAGCGTGGCCGGGTCGTTCAGGAAGTGGGTGAGCTGGCCCCTGACCGCCGTGATCGTCGGCAGGAGACCCTTGGCGATGGACTGGTCGATGCCTTCGATAGCGTCCTGGAACTTGGCCGCCTGACCGGCATCGCTGGCCGCGAACGCCGCACCCGACCCGCCGAACTCCTTATTGAGCTCGCGCAGGATGATCTTCTGTGCCTCGGCGACCTTGCCCTCTTTGACGAACTGCTCGATCCGCTTCTTCTGCTGGGCGTCGAATGTGACGCCGACTCGGGTCAGAGCCGTGATGCCCTTCACCGGGTCGTTGAGGGCCTTGCCGAGCTGGATGGCTCCGGACTTCGCGTCGGTGCCCATCGCCGTCGACATATCGGCGAGAACGCCGACAGCCTGGGTGAAGATATCGTTGCCCTTGCCGGCCTCGTTCCGGACATTCGTGAACGTCAGGAGCATGTTGGCTGCCGACTGGATCTGCTTATCGTCGATGGCCGTCTTGTCTTCGATGGCGTTCGACAGGTCGCGGATCTGGGCGCTCGTGACGTGCGCCGCTGAGCCGGTCGACTTGATGACGGCGTTTGTCTGGGCGACTACCACGCCCTGAGCACGGAGCGAGGTCAGCCCTGCCCCGATCGCTCCGGTGACGCTCTTGACGATGACCGCGGCCCCGATGCCAAGTGCGAGCCCACCGCCGACCTTGAGCGCCTTGCCCCACTTCGACGGAGCGGCCGCGACCGTTTGATCGGCGTGCTTCATCCCCGCGTCGAAGCCCTTGGTATCGGCTCCGACCTCGGCTTGGAGCTTCGCCGCAGTGATGCTCACTCTGAAACGACCTCAGCCATGCCGGCCTCGGCCTCCGCGACGCGCGCGGTCTCATAGACGTCCTGCCACCAGACGGGCAGGCGCAGGAACTCATGGGCCGGGATGCCCGCGTAGCGAGCAGTCACGATGACCCTGTACCAGTCAGGCATCTCGCCGAACTTCCCCGCGCTCGCTAGGAAGCGTCTGAGGTTTCGGCCGTCGTAGGGTCCAGTCCGGCGTCCTGGTAGATCGCCTTCGCGATCGTCCGCATGATCGGCACCGGGAGGTAGGACCTGAGCGAATCGGCGTCAGTCGCGATCGGCTTGCCCTTGCCGTTGGTGATGTCGATCGACACGAGCGTCTCGGCGAGCGCCACGTGGACGTCCTGCTCATCCCAGGCGATCGTGAGAACGCCTGGGCGATAGGTGATCGGGACCTCTTCCCCGAGGTAGTGCCAGGTGAACGAACGGGTCTCGGCTGCGAGCCGGGCGATGGTCAGGCCCATCTCTAGAGGCCCGTCGGGATGAGGTTGGTGACGTTGAACTCGTAGGGCTTGCCCCACGTCGCGTCGTTCACGATGTCGAGGGTCGGCTCCCAGCCGTACACGCCTTCCCGGTCTGTGTGCTTGGCGATGGTCTTGACCTTGACCGCGATGTCGAGCTGCCAGACCCGTGCGATCGGGGGAGTACCAGCCTCGAAGGTGTCGCCCGTGGCCTTGAGGCGCAAGAACCGGGTATCACCGGAGCGGAGCAGGTCGAGGAACGCCGCGCCGGCCGCGTCGTGCTCGACGAACATCGAGACCGAGGCGTTCGGCACGACTTCGACATGGGTGTCGAACGAGGGGTTGGCCGAGTTGATCGGCCAGATCGGCGCGACGATGTTGCCGAGGTTGATCCGGCCCGTGAACGCTCGAAGAAGCTTCGTTCCGCCAAGACCAGCGGCTGTGGTGTCGAGGTAGATGTCGAAGAGCCGGGGCAGGACCGGGTCGAGCACCACTGCGGTCGGTGTGGTGGTCAGGGTGATGGCGTCGGTGATCCGCTGGCCGAACCCGGTCCCCGAGATGTCGCAGGAATCGCGGCTGATGTCGATGACCAGCGAATCGAAGATGCCGTAGGCGAACTTGTGAGCCCGGACCGAGCCGCCCTTCTCGATGGTGTACGTCGAGTGGGTGTCTTCGGCCGCGTTCTGGGGCGCGACCGTCCAGAGCTTACCGGTCGAGCCAGCCGCTGACGGCGTGACCTTGCGGATCAGCGAGGACAGGAGGTACACGAAGCCCGAGTAGGTCAGCTTGCCCGTGTAGTCGAAGGTCGACCATTCCTTGCCGGGGATCGTCAGGGCCGGGTACTTGTGGCCGTCCGGCCGGAACGTGTCGTTGCTGCCCTCGGGGCCGTCGGTGATCGAGAGATCGTCCAGCACGCGGTTGGCCGCGACTGCGGTCCCCGGTGTGGTCTCGAGCCCGAGTTGTGCTCCCTGCGCGACCGATGCGACGTCTGTCATCTGGGTTCTCCTAGTGAGGCGGGGTGGTTTGGTGCTATTCGGTTAGGGCTGGGTCATGGCGCCTGGACGAACGCGCGCCAAATAGCGCCGAGCTGGACATAGCGGACGCCGTTCACCGTTGCCGGTGGCAGGGCCGGTTGGAACTCGCGGTTGACCATGAGGACGCGGATGGATGCGGTGACACCGCCCGCGGCTTGGAGGAGGAAGTCGATCCGGTCGGCGATCGCCTGGATGGCCTTTTTGCTCGCGCCCTTTCCGACGACCCGGATCCAGTAGAGCGTGTTCACCATCACCCGATGCGGGCCAACCGCGACGACATCCGCTGCGTCCGCCTGCGCGGAAATGAGGACGAACGGGTAGGTGATCGTCACGCCTTGCGGGGCCTCGTCGACGTAGATCCGGCCCGCTACCAGCGTGTTCACCCCACCCGCCCCGGTATCGCCGGCCAGCGTGTCGAAGTAGAAATCCTCGAGGCCAATAACTTCGCTCATCGGCGCCGGTTCCGAGGACGACGGTTGGCGCCTGTTGGCGCAGCCTCACGGGCCGAGTAGCTGATGTTCGGGTTGGCGCTGTTGCCGATCGAACCGGCGATATTGACGCGCAGCTTCGGCTCGATGGACCGCATCGCCGAATCGAAGCGACCGCGCAGATGCTCCGCGGCGGGGGTCAGGAATGGCTCAGGTCGGGTTGGCTCAGGTGCGCCGGTTCCGTACTCGGTCCAGACAGCCTTGAAGTCGTCGTACCCGACGATGCCGGTCAGCCCGTCGTCGCTGTATTGTGTCTTGCCCGATTCCTGGAGAGCGCCGGTCCGGTAGGAGTTGTCGCGCACGGTTTTATCGGATAGGTCGAGGATGCCCTCGGTCGTCTCGAATACGACCTCGCCTACCGAGACGCGCATCGCCCCGGCAAGCTGCGGGAAGTGGTTGAACACGACGCGTGCCCCGGCCATCAGAGCGTCTCCGAGCAGAGAACGCGCCTGCTCAGTTCCCACGACCGCGGACGGAGGGGCAGGGTGACGTCGAAGGTCCGTGAGCCGACCTTGATCCGGTCATTCGCGCCTACATCGGTCCCGGCGGGCAGGGTGATCGTCCACGTCCCAACGGCGTCGAGCTTGCCGGCGATGACCTGTTCCTTGCCCGATGGAACCGCTACCCGGCAGGCGAACGGCCCGGTCGTGGCCGTCGTGACGGTGTAGCCGCCGGAGCCATCGGACACCTGCGTATCCCGCTCGATCGTGGCGATGTCGGGCAGCGTTCGGTTGAGGACGGCTCGCATCCTCGTCAGGTCGGCCGTACGGAGGAGCATCGTCACCACGTCCCAGCCAATGGCGCATCCCAGACTGTGTCCTCGCCTTCGATGATCCAGAGGCCATCCCGGCGGACATCGGCCGGCTTCGGAGGCTCCTCCGGGCCTTCGGGTTTCTCTGGCGCGTCGATCCACCAGTGCTGGCGGGGTGCGGGCGGCAGTTGCCAGTCGATCACGGCCCGGTCCCCACGTCGCGCGGATCAGACAGGATGCCCGCGATCCGCGGCCCACCCGGCAGAGCCTTGCGGCGGTACTCGGCGGCCTGTGATGCGAGCCCTCTACCGCGCTGGGAGAGGCTGAACGACTGGCCGTCCTCGGAGAAATCGAAGTCGCCCGAGACCATGCCCTGCCACGCTTCGAGGATCTCCACCGCTGCGCCGTACAGGTCGTATGCCTTGCCGGTGATGTAGAGGTTGGGAAGGGTCGACGTGGTGAACGTCCAGTGGCCGGTCATCTCGTCGGAGGTCGCAGGGGTGACGGTGGCGAACGTCGGGCCGACGATCACGGCGTCGTCTTCCCAGAACCCGTAGGGAGCCTGGTAGTCGAGCCATTGAGCGCCCGTCGTCGAGAGGGTCGCTCGGGGGATGAGTCGGAGCTGGATTGCGTCCGTCCGGTGATGGTCGAGGGCGTCCTGGAGCTGGTCGTCCGTGAACGTCGACGTCGGAGGCGTGCCCGCGATCTGCGGGTCGCCGACCATGAACCGGAGACGCGTGATGAGGACGCCCATCGAAGTCCGAGCGGTCATACGAGCGTCTCCCGCTGGATCTCGGTCAGGACGTCGATCCGGTGAGCGCCGTGGTTGGTCTTGGCAGGGCCGAGCGCACGGAGGCGGGCATGGCCCGCGACACCGGGAAGCTGCGCGATGGTGAAACCGGCGACGAGGGCTCGGCGGAAGAAGTAGATGTCCTGCCCGCCGTACTCCGACGGGATGCCCGGCTCGATGAGAACGCCGTCCCGGATGGCGTAAGTCAGGGCTCGGAACCACGGCCGCTCGAGGGCCTCGAATACGTCGCGGCGGATGAGCGTCGCCCCGAACCCGCACCACTGGATGCTGCCGGCCTTGTTCCGAGCGACACATGCCCAAGACGGGTCTTCTCCGACCGGGTAGTCGAGCGCCACGATCGGATCCACCGCAAGGGCAGCCATCGACCGAGCCAGTGTGTCCGCGGGCGGGACCGTGTCCTCTTCGACGAACCAGACCGCATCGGCTCCGGTCGCCAGCGCCCGCTCCGTGGCCGTCTCGTGGCAGTCAGGGATGGGCAGGTCATGGGTCAGCACCCAGCCACGGAAGTCGCGGTTGGGTGCCGCTGCCATGTTCGCCATCACGGCCTCGACGGTCCGGCTATGCACCAGACCGCGCGAGGGCGTGACGACAGCGTAGCTAACCACTGGGGACTGGTTAGCTCTTGACCAGGACGAGCTTCTCTTCCCGGAGCTTCTTCCAGCCGTACAGGGCTTCGAGCGTGACCCGGACGCCGCCATACGTGGCGTCATAGGCCAGGACCGACCGGAGCACGACGCCCGACGGGACATCGCGCACGTTGGCCCCGACGGCACCGGAACCGGCTGGCGGCTCGGGCAGCCCACGGAAGGCGCAGATCAGGCCGTCACGCCGCCAAGCGAAGTTCTTGGTGGAGATCGGGGTCCCGGCCGTGGCCGTGATGAGCTGGGAGACGAGCAGCTCATCGAACCCGGCAACGGCGCCGAGGTTCTCCGGGCTCGTGGTGATCTGACCACCGCGGCTGAACGCAGCCCAGTTCTGGATCGCGGTGTCGCCGACGATCGAGACGATGTCCTTCGAGGACACCGCCATGAAGCGGTCTCCCGTCGGGGCCTTGTTGTCGGTCAGCTTCTTCCACGCCGAGAGCAGCGTGGCGAATGTCAGGTCGGTGCCGTAGGTCCCGACCGTATTCGTCGCGGCCTCGGCGACAGCGATGCCGTCGAGCTCGATCTGCTCGGCGAGCGCGATCGCGGCGGCCTCGGAGTAGTTCCGGATCAGATCCTGGTTGGCCTGCGCCCGGACGATGTCCTCGACGATGAACGACACCGCGTAGTACTTGTCGAGGGTGACCTGGACTTCGGTCTCGCCGGTCGGCTGGGCGAGGGTGTAGGCGGTGCCGGCACTCTTGGCGCTGGCCGCGAGCGTCCCCGGATAGGGGATGTGGAGGACGTCGCCGACGCTGAACGCGGCCACGTCCGAGTCCGAGTAGACGCGGGGCGTCAGGACGATGCGGGAACGGAGGATCTCGAGGGCGCTGTTGGCCCAGATCTCCGGGATGAAGTACTGCGCCTGGGTGACATCGATCGTATTGACCATGAAGGTGCTCCCGCGAGTAGGGAGATCCGGATCCGGCGGTCACTCGCACTCCTGCCGGTCGGTGTGGCCTCTCGGCCTGTTCTAGTTCGTGATGCGGCCCTCACGTGCGGCCAACTCGATGTCAGCCTTGTTCGCCTGGTAGAAGATCGGGTCTCTGAGCTGCTCTCGGCTGAACGTCTTACCAGCGGTGGTCCGACTCGCGGAGCCGGTGCCGAGGTCCGCTGTCCCGCCCGCCGTTGCCGGCTTGAACAGGTCGCCTCGTGAGCCCTTGAACTGCGCCACGGCCTCGGTGAGCCCTTCGACCGTGCCGTCGTCCGTGACCCTAAGGGCCGCAAACTCGGACGCCTTGGACGCCAGGTCGAGGACCGAGGGGTTGATCCCCGCTGCGGCCAGAGCCGATTCGACCTTGGCCTGACGGAGTAGACCGTGAAGGACGGTCCGGACCTCGTTGGCCCCTTCGTCCTTCGCGGCTTTGAGGGCCTTGTCGGCATCGGAGGCTGTCGCGTTCTGGAGGTCAGACAGCGCCTTCTCGGCCTTGTCAGCTCGGGCCTTCTCGTTGCGGGCGGCTTGCCGCTCCTCAGCGATGGCTCGCTTGCCGGGATCTCCCAGACCGTCATCGCCCGTCGCGGGCGGCGGTGTCGTCGGGAGATCGGCTGCCGGACTGACCGGCGTGGTCTGGGCTGGCGTCGCGCCAGCCGCGGCGGGCGTCGCGCCCGTGGATGCGTTGTCAGACATGGTACGCCTCTTCTCCTATCTGTCTAGGGGTATTTCGCGCTGGTTCGTGATCTGCCGTCCGGGTGTAGATGTCCGTCAGGGCTGTGACCGTTCGTCGCTCGTCATGGAACATCGCAACGAACGCCTGACCGAGTTCCGCTTGCGTGCGCTGGAATGCGGGATCGAAGGCAAGCCTTCGGATGGCGTCGCGGATCTCATCCGCGGTCCCGGCCTCGACGAACGGGAACGGTCGGAGTCGCTCGCTGAGTTCGGGGGCGGCGAACGCACCGATGACCGGGATGCCCATCGCCATGCACTCGATCCCGGACAGCCCATAGCCGTACAGGTTCTGGTCGAAGTACGCGTCGCAGCGGGCTTTGTCAGCGAGGCTCGCGCCCCACGGCCGACGTTCGGCGATGTAGGACTCGATACCCGGAAGTCCATCCATCGCCTCGATGAACTCGGCGGTGCCTTTCATGTGTCGCTGGGTCGGCGTGTGTCCGACCGTGAACGCCCTCCCGACGGTCGGTGCGTACTGCGACCGGAAGCCGCGCAACCAGTCCACGTTGACCGGATTGGGCAACCAGGCGACCGCCGGGTCCCATCGGAGTAGGTCGACAGTGCTCGCGAACTGAGGAACGCCGTGCTCAGCGGCCCATGCCGCGATCGCCTCGTGGTCGTCGCGGTAGATGGTCCCGTGGTGATGCAGGATCGTCGGTTTCGCTCGTCGGTTGACGAGGAAGTGGACGCGCTCCATCGCGTGGATGACGTCGGCCCATTCGTACCAGTAGTCGAACTCCACGCTCTGCCAGGACACGGTGAGGTCGGTCGGGTAGTCGATGTAGTTGTCATCGGCCCGGACAGCCCGGACCTCGATGCCGGGACCGTGCCGGTCGAACGCCCGCTTGATCGCGATGGCGACCCCGCCCGTGTCCTCGCCTTCGGAGACGATGAGCACCTTCATGCGCTGATCGCGTAGGCGGTGGATGGCCAGTACCGGAAGACGGTCTGGGGGATCCAGTCGAACGTGAACCCAGCCGCGTAGAGGCGCTGCCAGAAGTCCCGATCGGCCGGCAGCGTGCGACGCCACGTATCGGCTTCCAGGCGCATCTCGCCGAGCCGCTCGAGGTCGATGAGCGCCGCCCCGCACGGGAACGCGTAGAACTCGCCCAGCGGTGGGAGCCATGACAGCCACTCGCCGTCACGTTGGCGGACCGACGACACACCGTAGACAACGTCGGCCACGGGTCCGCCCAGCAATGCGGGAAGAGCACCCTCGGCGAGCTCGTCGTCGTCGCCCATGATGAGGAGCCGGTCACCAGCCGCCGCGTCGATGCCCCGGTTGATCGCCCGGACTCCCTGCGTGTGCCATCGGAAGAGCGGTTCGGTCGGATAGCGCGGGCGCGGGATGGCGAAGAACCGGATACGCGGGTCCATCGCGCGGAGATCACGAGCAAAGGCGGCGGTCTCCGGACCGTCCGAGACGACCACGACTTCGAGGTCCGCATCCTGCGAGAGCACAGACGGCAAGGCGCGCTCGGTGAGCAGCTCGTGGCGCTGCCAGGTCGGGATGACGACGGAGATCACTTGAGCGTCCGCCGACTGATGATCTGGGCCGCCGGAATGACGTGAGCCCCGACCACGTTGCCGCCCTGACTCAACGCGGCGGCGAGAACGATGCCCTTCTTGTTGTCGCGGAGGACGTAGCCGACCGACCGCTGGTTGATATCCCGCACCTGACCCATGACGGCCGAGTGCGCCTCCCAGCCGCCAGTGAACAGGAGGCAGTCCGCCCAGATGACCTCGACTAGCGGCAACCGCTTACGGAATCGCTTGCTCACGCGTACACCACGACGCGCTCACAGTTGCAGCCGGGGTGACGGTAGATGTCTTCGTCGAAGGTGTGAAACCCGGCGTTGCCAGCGCAGGCGTCCGACGGGGCGGACGTAATCCCTTCCCAGCCAGTCGCCCGCGACCTCTGAGCATCGATCTCGCGGTCCACGACACGGGTGATCTCGTTGTCGGCCATCCGGTCCACGAAGTAGGCGCCGGTCACGTTGACCGCGTCGACCGGGTCTGCACCCTTGGCGATCGCCCCGAGGATGAACGGCGCGATCCCGGTCAGGGCCTCAGTGATCGTGCCCGCCTTCGATGTGCCGGCGAGGTTCGCCACGGGCAGCGGATCGAAGCCAGCGACCCCCCGCAGGTAGCCACGGGTCAGGGTCTGAGCGGCGCCCTGACCGGCTGAGATGTGCCGAGCGGCCAGCGGGACGAACGCGGCGAAGCTCGCCTCGATGTCAGCCTCGGTCATCGTCCGACCGTAGCTCGCGGCAAGTCGGCGCTGAGTCTCTTCCCGGACGCCACGAAGCCGCGCTCGGTAATTCTGGGTGATGAGGTCAGGCCGCGGGCTTGGCACTGACCACCGTCGCTTCGTTGGCCGTTGGCGTCCCGACCGTGACCGCTGCCAGCGGCTTGAGCGAAGGCGACGGCTCGGGGCGGAGCAACGCATCCTCGGCCTGGATCGTCTTCCACCGGGCGATCTCGGTCGGCGTGGCGCCCCAGCGCTCCCACAGGACTTCGTCGGGGACGCCGAGCGACGCCATCTTGACCAGCGCGTCGACGTGCTCGGCCTCGGTCCGGCTCTCGGGGTCGGCCCAGATGGTCTCCGAGTCGATGATGAGCCCACGCGGGTCGTCGAGCGCCCGGAACGCGAGCCGGACCGCCTCTTCCCAGGCCTCACCGAAGTGCCGTTGCTTACGTCGGGCCTTGGCAACGAGCCCGGTCTCCGTGGCCTTGAGCGATTCGCCAGACGGGAACGAGCCGGACTGACCGAGCAGGTAATGCGGCGGGGTATGCGACCGGGACGCCATGTGCTGGATGAACGTCTCGATCGCCGCCACGAACGGCTTGAGGTCCGTCGCCTCGAAGCTGCCGAACCGGGCATCGGGGACCGCCGTCGAGATGAACCGGGTGATCTCGGACTCGTAGCTGCCGATGGGCTTGTGGGTGACCGGATCCTCGGGGATCTCGATACCGCTCGCCCATTTCTGACGGAACGCTGCGTACTCGGCGGCGACGAGCATGTCCATCAAGGTCTTGTTGAGCGCGTTCTGGATCGGGATCAGGTCGATGATCTCGGATTCGCCATTGCCGCGGAGGCGCGGCCGATTCACGAGCGGGATGATGGGCACGATGCCGAGCGGATTCGGGAGCGGCCACGCCTCGCCCGCGATCTGGCGCGGCTCCCAGCCACCGAGGACGTAGTCGCGGCTGTACTGGTTCGCGAAACGGAGGATGCGCGACTGCTGGAACTTGACGACCTCGCCGGGTAGATACAGGGTCGCCAGCCAGCGCCCGTCGTCGTCCTTCCACTTCTTGAGCGCTGCCAGCCGCTTGCCGCGCTGCATCGACGAGCCGCGGACGATGACCTCGCAGGCATCCTCGATGGTGATGAGCGGGCTGTCGTCGGCCGGCCAGTCGTCCCGGAACGGCGAGACACCGATGTAGCTGGTCGCCTTGACGAGCGCCTCGGTGTGGGCGACCTGCGACCAGGCGTCGAGCTGGTTAACCTGCCAGATCCGCCAAGCATCCTCGTCGGCCTTCGTGTCCTTGTCGATGCCCATCCGGAAGCCCTGAACGGTCAGCCGCTCTTCGACCGCATCCACGACGAGGGCGAGGAAGTTATCGCTGAACCCAGCGAAGAGCCGCCCGAACAGCCCGCGCCATTTGTCGGTGGCGAGCAACAGCGGCTGGCGGCCCTGATAGTAGGCATCGAGCATCGCGAGCTCGGTCTGGCGACCGTCGAGGCTCTTCTCCAGAGACGCGACGAGGGCGAGGTAGTCGGCCAGGGTCACGACATCACCACCATGCGGCTCTTCGGGGGCTCGGCGGGCTTGTCGAACTCCACGGCAGCGAGTCCGTGGACCATCGATGCGGCGGTCAAAGCATCGACGACCCGGCGGTTCTGCTCGGCGCTGATCCGAGTCTGCGATGGTCGGTCGAACCGATGGTCGCCGTAGGGAAGCTGGCGGGCGATCGCGTTGAGGACGTGCGTCGTGAACTCGGTATCGCCGGCGTGCTTGAGCCAGCCGTTGCGGAGCGCGTCCATGAACCGTTCGTAGTCCTGCGCGGCCCACGCGTTCGTCTGGGAACGGTCGAGCACGACGGCACCGATCTCCGAACTCAGCCACTGGGCGAGCTGCTCGGCCTTGCTCATATCCATGACGACGGTGTGGATCGGGTTCCGCTTGTGGATCTCGATGACCGCGGCCTCGATCTTCCGGCCGTCAAGCATCGTGCCGTCACGGGGCGGAGTCAGGATCGTGGCGGGGCCGAAGAGCCGGTACTCTCTGTCGCGTGTCCAGAGCGGGACCATCGCCGTCGTGTCGTACTTCCACGCGACGTCGAGCCCAAGCCAGACCGGCTGGCCCTTCGGGATCTGGTCCGTCGTCTCGGCGTTAGCCCATTCGATCTCAGTGATCGCCACGTCCTGCTCGCGGGTCGGCCGGTTGCAGACGTAACGCAGCCAGTGCTGCATCGTCATCGTCGGGCTGTTGAACTTCTCTTCGAGCATCTCGACCGTGATGCCCGAGAACGGGTTGGCGGCCTTGACCGCTACGAAATCATCGGGCTGGGCATCCGGCGCGAGCGCCCATTCGTGCAGCACCACCCGGGGCGAGCGCGCTCGGATGAACGAGCCTCGCCGGGTGATCTCGGTCGCGCCCTTGCGGATCGCCTCGCGGGTGACCTCGAAATCCGACCCTGGCTCGCCCGATGTCGAGATAGCCGCGATCTGTCCGCCGCGCTTGGTGATCTTGCCCGCCCACGTCCGGTACAGCGAGAGGTCCCGCTGGCGATGCGGCTCATCGATCATCCCGAGCGTCGGAATGATGCCGTCGCCGGTCCGGTCGTCCGCGGCGAACACCTGGATGCGCCCGCCGGCGAAGTGATTGATCCGCCGGTACCCCTCGAGACACAGGAACCGCGGTACGTCGGTCTTGCGCTTGCCCTTGGCCGCCTGGATCGGCGAGTGAACCGAGGCATACAACCGTTCGGACCGGAGAACGAAGCCCTCAGCTTGGCGGTACAGGATCTCGGCCTGCTCGCGAGACGCGGCGGCGACGGGGACCGAGGCGTGGGCACGATGGTCGCAGTGGTAGAGCGCGACACCCGCGAGCGACGTCGTCTTGGTATTGCCCTCGGGGATGATGAGCCAGCACTCGGGACACCCTGAGAACAAGTCCTCAACGAACTCCTCGATGAAGTCCTCGGGGTGCCACGACTCGCCCGTGTCGAGGATCAGGTCAGCAGCCCACGACCGGAAGTGCGGGAGCGTGAACGGCCCGTACGTCACGTGAGCGGGCTCAACCGCTCCTCGTGGCTTGGCGAGGCGCGTAGGGGCAACTGGCAGGGCTAGGACCACAGGGTGCCCGAATATCTCTCGCGAAAAAC